AGATGAAAATGGTATAGATACAATCCGTACAAAAGTTTTAAACTTCGCTCAGACAAAGAGTCTCTTTGGGCAAATTAAGGTTATAGTACTTGACGAGTGTGATGGATTATCTATTGATGCGCAAAAAGCGCTACGCAACTCGATAGAAGAATATCACGACTTAACAAGATTCATACTTACAGCAAATTATAAACATAAGATTATTCCAGCTCTACAAAGTAGATGTCAAATATTTGATCTAACATTTCAAAGAAATGACTATATTATTAAATTAATATCTATTGCTAAAGCTGAGAATGTAAAAATTAGTAAAAAAGATTTTAATTCTATTACTAAAAATTGTTATCCTGATTTTCGAAAAGGTATCAATACTCTTCAGAAATATTTTTTATCAGACGGAGAACAAGAACTAGATTTTGATTCTAAAGAATTTTTTAACGGGTTAATGGACCTCTTAGTTAACAAAAAATATTCCTCAATCCGGAAAACAATCATTGAAAATGAATCTTTATTCAATAATGATTATGATGAATTATTTAAACGCTTATTTGATTATATGTATATAACCCGCATGGATGAAGAGAAAAAGAGAGACTGTCTAATTACAGTCTCTAAATACTTTTATCAGAATAGTCAGTGTATAGATCAAGAGATCAACTTCTATTCTTGTATACTCGACTTAAACGTTTAAGGCATGTAATTTGCAGTGCCTAACTTATACTCACCCTCTGGATGACGAGTCGCTTGGCCAACGTCTGTATCTTTATTTTCAACATCTTCTGGTTTTAATGTAGTATGATCTTCTTGATCATTGGTTGGATCTTTTGAAGTACCTCTGTGTTCGTCGAACGCTTCAGCAAATTCAACAAGCTCCAACGGTAATGTCAAGGATTGATGATAAAAACCAGGCGCATATTCTACAACTATATCAGCTAACTGAGCTTGTGAATCTACAGTATCAGTTTCATATAAACCCTTTTTAATAGTTGAAAGCATAAGAGGTTTCCCCTGCTCAGACAAAGTTATAATTTCATTTATATAATTTTGTCGCGCTTCATCAAGAGATTTGTACCAATCTGAAGATTTACACTCTCCTTTAATTTTTACATAATCACCAGCAATAGGCCCTGACTTAACAAATCGGCCTATCTGTTGTTCAAATAATGTCTCAAAATTACTCATTTAAATTATTTATTGTTTTAAGCACTTATAAATTAAATAATTATACATGGCTCTTAGATTAGACATACTCAAAGATGTTAAGAATAAAGACGGTCTCCGGAAATACTCGTATGCTGATCTACATTTAGATTTAAATCTTAATAGTTATAGACCCGATAAACCTACTGGTGTTAATAAAAACGCACAAGATTTACAGTTAAGCTACGACGAGGCTGCTATTTACAATTCAATCAATAACATTTTTAATACTAAAAAAGGCCAAAAAATCTTAACTCCAGAATTTGGATTAGATCTAGAACAATACTTATTTGAAAATATTTCTAAAGAAAACGCAGACTTAATTGGAACTACAATATTTGAAGAGCTAGGTCTATATGAGCCACGTATCACAGTAGATAGGGTAGATATTGTAGCCCGACCAAATCAAAACGAATACAAAATAACTATAGTTATTACAATACCATCGCTAAATAATAAAAAAGGCACCGCTAGTGGACTATTAACACCGCAAGGATTTACATATACTTAAAATGGCTAATTATACAGAATTTAAACTACCGACAAACGCATATGCAAGTTTTGACGCTCAAAGCTTACGCGATTTAATTATTGATCGTATTAACAACGATAATACAATTAATTTCACAGATCAGAATTTCGAGGGCAGCAACATTTCTGCTCTTATTGATATAATTGCATACGCGTATCATACTCTTTTATTTTATTTAAATCAAACTAGTTCAGAAAGTAATTTTAATGATGCTGAATTATATGAAAATATAAGTAGGTTAGTAAAATTAATTGATTATAAACCTACAGGAAAACAAACTTGCATATTACCTATAAAACTAAAAGGTACATCTGATTTATCAGCCGGGTATTATACAATACCTAGATTTAGTTCAAGCGCCAATCAGGGAACAACATATATATTCCCAGAAGATTTAACATTTGAAAAAGTAACTTCTGATACAGAAACAATTTCAGCAGTTGGAAATCAATTAATGTATGAAGGTACTATAGAAGAATATCCTCTGGTAGCACCACTCGGCGAGACATTTGAAACAATAAATTTATTACCTGGAAAGAATGTAACTATTGATCATTTTAATGTTTCAGTATTTGTAAAAGAAGTAAACGAAAACGCTAAATGGTATGAATGGACTAGATCTCCAAGTTTATTTTTATCTAATCCTAATGATCGATCCTTTGAAGTTAAATTTAATGAAAATAAAAACTATGAACTTAAATTCGGTAATAACGTTAATGGCCGTAAATTAAATCATGGTGATTCTGTAGCAATATATTATTTAAAATCTACTAATGTTGCTGGTAAGGTAACAAAGAATCATTTTGTAGATTCTGAAGTTAATGTATATAACACAACACAATTTGATACCATATTTGCTGATGTAAAAGATACTTCTTTAAATTATCTAACTATAGAAGAATCTGTCGATGTAACAATCAGTAATGTAGAAGATAGTACAGACTTTGGTGAAGAAGAAACAGTTGCTGATATAAAACAAAATGCTCCTAAATTCTTTAGCTCAGAATATAAATTGACAACGAAAGAAGACTACAAAGCATTTATTAGAAGTCATTTTAAAAATCTAATTTATGATTGCACAGTTGCGAATAATAGTGATTACACTAATAATTATCTAAAATATCTTAATGATGAGCTTGGGTTAACAGATTTTTCTGAAGACACAAATGCACTATTTAATCAATATTATTTTGCTGATAGCGCGGATGTTAATAATATATATTTAACTATCGTTCCTAATTTAAGAAAAAATAAGAGCGTCGTTACTAGATCTAATTACCTATCTCCTGCTTTAAAAGAAAAAATACAACATGATATCAAAAGATATAAACTGCTTAATAGTGAAATTATGTTTTTAGATCCTGTTTATTTAAATGTAGATTTATCTTTAAAGGTTGGTAGTGAGCCAAATAAAATTGAATATAAAGATTATACACAATTAGTTTTAGAAAGAGAAGCTAGAAGTTTAGTAAATGAAGAGAATTTAAAATCAAAAGTTTTTAATATTATTAGTAATTATATAAAAACATTAAAACTAGGAAGTACAATTGATGTAAGATATTTAAACGGTGAATTACAAAATATTGATGGCTTAAAACGAATGTATATGAAACGATTGGATAATGGTGTAACAGTTGATGGTCTATCGTTTGCTATTTTTAATCCTATATACAACGGTAAAGATTTAAAATTTGCCGATACATTATGTAAATTAAAACCATTTCAAATACCATATATTGAAAATGATGTTGCGTTTAAAAATAAAATTACTGTTACAAGCGCTATTACAAATAAAGCTTTAATTGAATATTAATGGCAGACCCTAATGAAAATTGTCCAGTAAGTTTAACGGCACCGTTTACAGTGACTGTTAATACATCTGCCTCTGTTCCCTCACCGGTTGAAGGGTACTCATCAATCGCGGCGTTGTCGGCGTCAGCTCTTACTCAAGCTGGTTTTACAAATATATCTAAATTTAGTTTTGCTCCGACAATAACAGCGGCTTACGGGTCGTCTGGGTCTCAAGCCGATCAAATGCATAAAAAACTTTCTACTACTGTCGCAAAATGGGAATTTGGTGATGGTTATAGCTTAAGTGGTTCAGATGTATTTTCATCCGAACATATTTATAAAACTCCAGGGATATACACGGTATCATTATTTTTATTTGATCAAAAAGGAACCGCCCTTATTAATACATTTACAAAAACACTTTCTATATATAATTATAAAGAAACAAATATTACTCTGGCAACCACGAATACTTCCGCTGCTAAGCTGATATTCGGTGGTGTATTAGATAGTGATAATAAATTTAATGTAAAAATAGATGTATCTTGGCAAGATTATAACGGTGAAAATACAACTATATTTTTAACATCTAATGGCAGTAGAGCAAAACCATACGACACTACAAATAAATATGCACATTTAATTCCATATAATTCTTTTCACAAAACAATAACAGGCCCGCCATTAGGTAATAACACAAGTATAAAACTTACACCAAAATATTTTTATGTAAGTAACACAGCCCTATTTGGAGATGCTGCAGATAATGTTATCACACTTGTACCACCAGTAAGTAACGAAAAGATTGACGGTGATAACCGGCCATTAGATGCGTTGAGCGCTAAATTATTATACGCAACTACAGACGAAACATATGGGGACGTAGCAGGTCCTAGTTTTTACTATTACGACGATATACCTACTGATTTAGAAACTATAAATATATTAATCTCTCTTGATACTAGTAAACATAAATTATCACAATTTTATGATGATCGTATAGATAAAGATATTAATACAAGTGAATTAAATTATCTTGAAAGTAATGTTGCTGGTGTCTCTAGCGGAGACGGTACATTAGCAGGATTTAGAATACAAGTTGCAAAAAAACCAATAACTAGACTAACATTTACTAGTACTGGAATGAAAGAAATGTCATCTATTTCTTATAAACGGCAAAGTGATAAATTTCAAATATTTGTATCTCCAGCTGATGAAAATAATAATATACTAAAATACTATCCTGAATTATTATTCAGTACAACATCAGCAGCGGTTTCAACACTCACATCAGAGTATACTACGAGTGTTAATTGGAGTAGTGGTGGCGATTCATATAGCTCTCTTGTTAGTAGTATTAGTACTAATAAATTTCCATATAATACTAGTTTATCTGCAACATCATTAAGTAGCTTCTTATATTTAAATATTGATCCTTTAAGTGCTGGGAGTTGGACATTAAGTGTATCAGCTAGATTCCCAGAAATTTCTGCCCAAGGTGGGTTATCAGGATACGGAGGCAGTGTTGGTACTGGTAATGCTGGAGGCTGTGTTGGTGCTGGGCTAGGTTCAGATTTTGCTGTAATGTCTGGGTCATATACTTTTACCGTTAATCCGTCTACTAATAGCACCGAGATTTATAAAATTAATGAAGATATAGATTATTCCAATACTATAAAGTCATATAGATTTCAATCATTTTTACATGATTATGATAAATTGTTTGATGGGGTGTTTACTGCTTTTGTAGGACAGTTAAGCTCGAGCCCTACTACATTTGGCAAAACTATATACGAAAAAATTGCAAACTTCGCCGCTAATACAAATGATATTGATACTTGTAATATTGATAATATTAGAGCTCTATATGATTTGTTAAACGAAGATATTGATTTTACGTTACCAAATCCTCCTCCAGGACTAAAGCGATTGTATGATTTGTTTAGTATTAAAATAAGTAAACTTATTGGTGATTATGAAAGAATTGAAGACAATTTAGATACACAATATTTTACAAATTCTGCCGCTGGACGAAATGTAGATTTTACATCACCGATAACCCCGGAAACATATACTGTAACCGCCGGGACTACTTTTGTAGCTCGCCAAAAATTTAATAATGAGTTTCTTTTAATCAACCCTCAAAAAGTACCAACTAAAAGAGTTGATGGATCGAGTTCTGGTGAATCATCTACATATCCATTATCAAGTTATAATGTATATAGTAATTGGGGATGGTCATTAGATACTTCAGTAATAGGCGCTAGTGGCCTATCAAAGGTATATGATTTTTATCCATATACGACATACAATACAACGACAGCTGCTGATACTATAAAAAATAGCGTTATAGATTTTAATAATCAATACACAACACTATCAAGAGCAACAACATCATTAAGTGCAAGCTGGGAAAATGACGGAGGTGTCATCTATGATAACTTAGATTATCAAATAAGGAAAGGATTGATATTATAATGATAGATTTAAACACAACTAACCCATTAACATATCTACAATGGAAACAAC